AATATTATAACGTGGGCGAGCTCCAGCTACGGCGGAGCTAAGGCTGCTGCGTAGCGTAGTGGTACCGGTACCTACCCTCCCAGGGGTTGGCACTGCCGCGCGTGTCGAAGATTGACGCCGGAATCGGCCAGTTTGGCCGTCTTAGAGGGTTTTAAGAGAGAGAAACTCCACTTTTCAGCGCACTACCACGCGCCTTACAGACACATATTTAGGGGTATTTTCGGAACCCGGACATTAATTCTCTCACTGAGCCCCCGATATATTGGGGGCTCTTATATCTAAAGCCCCCAAATGGCATTACGGTAAATTGGAGGAAATTGTTTGCATCTATTTATTCCGGTACCCTTTGCATTTTCTTATTTGCAGTTCGATCCTCACGCAGATGTTTATTTATTTTCTATTTTTCTTTTCTCATTTTTTTCACTTCCACACGTGCACTTGCCCGTGTGGATATTGTTTTTTACTCACGTTTTTTCTGTTTTTTTGGGTTTGGTTTCTGTGCCGCTGCGCGGCCGTATTTTCTCATGATCATTTTGTTCTGTGTGGTGTTTCCTTTTTTCTTCTATTTATTCACCTGTATATATACGTGTATATATATACAGTACATTCTTTTAACTACGGATAATTATTGTGCTAATTATCCTCACTCATGCTTCTTTTCTTTTTTCCAGACCTTGATAGTGGTGTCACTATCAAATACATTTTCCGATCCCATATTGTGGTTATTAGTGCCTTACGTGTGTTATTATGCATCATGTATTGTTTTTCCTCTCGTTATATAATGGTGATATGATTTCCATATATTCATGACCACTATGACGATCACATATACTAATCAGAAGGGTTTGGTGTTTATTATTAATGTCAAGTTGAGGGGTGCTGATTCAATTATTGTCCACATTCGGCTATTCGCCACACGGTCTCCTGTTCTTGTGAAGCGGCAATTCACGATTCCATACGGCCATGATGGAATTGTACCTCCATTCGATTTCAATACTTTGGAGGAGGAAATCCGGAGTATGTTACATATCATGTATAGGGACACCACGTTTGATGCGTTCCGACATGAGGACATGACCGAACTTGTTGATATATTGATCATGAATGAAGCCCCTGTAGTTAATATTCAGGTTTTTGATGAATATGATGTATGTACTAATGTATGTGCGTGACTCTATTGAGAGTTTCATTTGAATAAAATGTGTACTTTGTTGATGACCACGGTAGTTTCTTTATCTCATAGGCCCAATATCGCTGCTCATGTTCCCGGCCCAATTCATTTCTAGGTCCAAGCGCTACAGAAGGCCCATTTACGGTCCACGGTCAACGTGGGCCCCACGTTGAACGCCAAAGACCCCGCTCGCCCACGGT